CTTTTACGCAGAGGATGTATGTTGAATGTTTTTTGTAAACGCTTACAGTTGCTAGGGTTAGACCATGCCTAATCCAAAAGTGCCATCAGAAATCAAAGCCAAGCGAGGAACGCTACGCCCAGAGGACAAGCAACGCATGGTTGCTGCACCGAAGGTCGAGGGTGGATACATCGAGCCGTTTAGACCGCTTGAGTTTGCAGGGCTTCAGCTTTGGAAGTCAGCGATGACAACAGGTGCGTCATGGATTGCTAGGAACTCTGACACTCACCTGCTAATGATGACTTGTGAGCAGTTAGATCGCAGGGAAGAAATCCGAAGCCTGATTGTTGAAACACAAGACTGGCATTTGTATAAGCAACTCAATGACCTGGAGCGTCTTATTACTAGTAACCTAGGACTTCTAGGATTCACACCATCAGACCGCACTCGACTAGGACTAGCCGAGGTAAAAACTCAGAGCAAGTTTGAGGAACTGATGGCAAGAAAGGAACAGCGTGTGGCCACCCCAATGGTTGACCCAAGTTCCAACTGACGCAATCGCTAACGGCGAGGGTGAGTTAGTCATTGACTTTGCCGAGGCTTTTGGTGTGATTACCAAAGACAGCATCGCTGGCAAGCAAGGTTCACCCCTAGTCCTTAGAGACTGGCAGAAAGACCTCATCCGTCACATCTACGCAACAGATGGCAATGATGGATTCAGAGCAAAACTTGCACTAGTCGGGATGCCCCGTAAGTCAGGCAAGTCAGCCATCATGTCTGTCCTCGCTGTTTATGACCTGTTCTTCGGCCCGAAAGGTGGCGAGGTCTACTCCATCGCTGCTGAAAAGGAACAGGCTCGCATCGTGTTCGCAGATGCCAAGAAAACTATTGAGGCAAACCCAGAGCTTCTTGAGCTGACCAAGATCTACCGAGATGCCATTGAAGTTGTCAGCACAGGTTCGGTGTATCGAGTGCTATCTGCCGAGTCCTACTCAAAAGAAGGTCTGTCACCGACTGCGGTCTACGCTGATGAGCTCCACGCCCACCAGTCCAGAGAGCTGTTTGATGTTATGTCGCTTGCTATGGGTGCTCGTGGTAATCAGGCACACATGGTCGCAATCACCACAGCAGGGGTAAAGACAGACCGAACAGGTCAAGACTCAATCGCCTATTCGCTTTACCAATACGGACAGCGTGTAAGCCGAGGCGAGGTTGATGACCCGTCATTCTTTATGGCTTGGTGGGAAGCACCTGCTGAGATGGATCACAGAGACCCTGAGACTTGGAAGATTGCCAATCCAGGTTTCGGTGACATCTGTGACGCAGCCGATTTTGAATCTGCCGTCAAGCGCACACCTGAGCCTGAGTTCAGAACCAAGCGCTGTAACCAATGGGTTTCTAGTGCCCTTGGCTGGCTACCTACGGGCTCGTGGGACTCGTGTGTAAGTGAGCTAGACCTAACTGACAAAGACTATGTAATCGGCTTTGACGGCTCGTTTTCTGGTGACTCGACAGTTCTGGTCGGTGCGACCCTTGAGGATGAACCGCAGGTGTTTATGATCAAGGCGTGGGAGAAAGACCCAAACATTCACGATGACACTTGGCGAGTTGACATCCTTGAGGTTGAAAACACCATCCGAGAGTTCGTGCGTGACAACCCAAGAGTCAAAGAGATTGTCTGTGACCCCTATCGCTGGCAGAGGTCAATGGAAGTCCTAGCCGATGAAGGCTACCCAATCGTTGAGTATCCGAGCACCAACGCTCGCCGTATGGTTCCAGCCTGTGCCAAGTTCTTTGATGCCGTAGTTGAGGGCAGACTCAAGCATGACGGAGACCCTATCCTTGCTCGACACCTCGGCAATGCTGTCATCAAGGTTGACAACCTCGGCCCTCGCATTGTCAAAGAGAACCGCAACTCATCTCGCAGGATTGACGCAGCTGTCGCTGCTGTGATTGCTGTGGATAGGGCATTAGCAAGTAGAATAGAAGAAGAAGTCCTGACACCAGGCGTATTTGTATTTTGAGGGATGAAATGGCAACAGGCTTGCAGGTCGCAGGAGCAGCGGCAATCGTATTCGGGCTAGGGCTGATTTGGCTACCTCTAGCATTTATCTTTGGCGGTGTCTTTTCCGTCTTGTTCGGTCTTGCCATTGAGAGGCAGAAGTAATGCTCAACAACCTATTTGAGACTCGTGCTGTTAGCTTTCAGACCATCTGGGGTAGCGGTGGAGACATCGAACTGCAAAACAACTCTGGCACTTATGTAACGCAGGACAATGTTTGGAAGCTTGCTGCCATCACAGGTGCAGTCAACCTAATCGCCTCTAGCATCTCAACCCTGCCAATGGAAGCATGGGTTCGCAGAGACGGACAGAAGCTCCTGATGCGACCAAAGCCAGACTGGGTGAGCCGCCCTGACATCAGCTTTGTTGACCGCACTCCATTTATCTCGCAGATCATCACCAGCCTCATGTTTGACGGCAATGCCTTCATCCGTATCTTCAGAGACTCTGACGGACTACCAATCAACCTGACCGTAATGAACCCGACAGAGGTTGAAGTCAAGAAGAACCCTCTAGGTCGAATTGTGTTTACTCACACCAAGACTGGTGAGGTTCTGTCGCAGGATGACATCTTGCACATCGTTGAGAGCCTTATCCAGCCAGGTCAGGTGCGAGGCATTTCCCGTATCACGAACCTCAAAGACTCACTAGGTCTTGGCATGGCACTTGAGGCTTACGCTCAGCGTTGGTTTGGACAGGGTGCTTCGGGCAACTACGCCATTACAGTTCCAGGTGCTTTGAACCAAGAGCAAGCTAAGGCAATGGCTGACTCTGTGGACAACAGACATGGCGGATGGCGTAAGTCCTCAAAGACTATGGTGTTCCACTCTGGGGCAGACATCAAGGACATTGGTATTGACCCTGAGAAGTCTCAGTCAATCGAGGCTCGCAGAATGTTTGTCGAGGATGTAGCCCGTATCTACGGCATCCCAACTCACAAGCTAGGTCTGCCAGGAACTAACACCTACTCAAGCATTGAGCAGACTCAGATTGAGTTTGTCACCGACACCCTACGCCCTTACGCTGCTCTGATTGAGAACGCCCTCAGCACTTTGTTGCAGGTGTATCCAAATGGTCAGGGTGCGTTCCTAGAGTTCAACATGGCTGCATTACTACGAGGCGATGTCAACTCTCGTGCTCAGGCTGCTTCTGTTGCAATTCAGGGTGGCTGGCTAACCATCAACGATGTGCGTCAGGGTGAGGGCTTGTCAAAGATTGACGGCGGAGACATCCTACGAGTGCCACTAGCCAATGTGCCTATTGACGCTGCTGATCTAACCGCAACCGACAAGCGAGTTGCAATGGCTCAGAAGTTGATTGTTGTTGGTTTCGACCCTGCCTCAGTCCTAGAGGCACTAGACCTACCTGCCGTATTGCACACAGGCGTTCCAAGCGTTCAGTTGCAGGGTGTGGCACAGATTGACCCTAATGACCCACAAGCAGTCTATGAGGCTAAATAATGATTACTTCAGGCACACAATCCGTTGGCCCAACCGCAGCGGCGATTGACGGTGTAAGTGCAGCACCGAGCAAAATCAAGATTCGCAACAATGACCAAACCAAGACCCTTTACATTGGTGGGCCAACTGTGACTACCGCTAACGGCTTTCCTGTGGACAAGCTGACCACGATTGAGTTTGACCTACCTGCTGGAGAGCAGATGTGGATGGTGAGCACCGAAAACGGGCACACAGTTTCATGGCTAAGGTTGGTGCAGTAGTGCCTTATTACATTACAGACAAAGCGCAGGATTGCTCAGGCTGGGCAGTTACCAAAGAGGATGGCGAAGTCATCGGTTGCCACACAACCAAGCAGGGAGCGATTGACCAAATGGTTGCAGTATCTATTGAAGAAAATCTTGAGCCAGGTGGAGAGCGTAACGAGTCTGGCCCACCTGCCGTAATCGCAGACATTGACAACACTCTTGTCACCTACCAAGGGCAGAAGATTGACAAGGTTGCAGATTACCTAGACAGCTTCGATGACACCGAAATTATCATTGTCACCGCTCGCCTAGCCTCAGAGCGTGACGCAACTGTCGCAGAGCTAGACAGCCTAGACATTGACTATGACCAGCTATTCATGAAGCCAGATGCCGACACCGACTCAACCGAGTGGAAGAAGCAGACCGCAGAACGCTTGCTGGAAACTTACAATGTCATGGTTGCAGTTGATGACAACGAGGACATCAGAGCCGCTTATCGTGACCTTGGTATCACTACGGTATCACCGAGCGAAGTGCCTGACTCATCCGACAACGAAGATGAAGAGATGCGAGCAGTTGATCTGACACCACCTGCTTACATGAGGGCAGCAGCTCGCAGAGGGCTAGAGTATTACGCAGAGGGGAAGGGTGGCGATGGACTGGTTGACCAAACAATCGCTGATGCTAGGAGCATGGCTCAGGGCGAAGTTTCAGAGCGTAAGTGGCGGCTTATCGGCCCTTGGATTGCTCGTCACATCGTGGACTTGGATTCTCCTAGTGCTCAGCCTGATTCTCCTGACTACCCTAGTGCTGGTGTTGTCGCAATGCTTCTATGGGGTGCTCCAGCGAATCGCAGGGGTGCTGAGAGGGCTATGGCCTACGCCGAGGGTGTAGTTGCTAGGCTAGATGCAGAACAAGAACGGAAAGCAAGTATGACCAATCGGGAAACTCGTGACTTTGAAACTCAGTTTGAGATCAGAGAATCTGGCGATGGAATGACCTTTGTTGGTTACGCCGCAAAGTTTGACCAGCCATCCGAGAACCTAGGTGGCTTTGTTGAGTATGTTGAGCGTGGTGCATTTAGTCGCTCGCTCAAGTCTCGCAACGATGTGATGTTGCTGTGGAATCACGATGCAGGTCAGCCACTAGCCTCGACCCGTTCAGGCACTATGAAGCTAACCGAAGATGAAATCGGTTTGCGTGTAGAGGCAAAGTTGCCTCAGACTACCCTTGGCAAAGACCTAGCAATTCTGTTGCGTGATGGAATTGTCGGCAAGATGTCATTTGGCTTCAATGTCATCAAAGACGCTTGGAACTCAGAGGGCACAGAACGCCGCCTGAAGTCTGTTCGCTTGTTCGAAGTATCAGCAGTCGTATGGCCTGCCTACACCTCAACTGAGGCATCTGTGCGTGGACTAGACAAGGTTGCTCAGCGAGCTTCGGTTGATGCCGATGAGTTGGCTGATGTTATGCTAAGGATTGAGGAAGGTGCAGACCTAACTCCTGACCAGGCAGAGCTAATGAAGTCGGTTGTCGAGAGACTAGCACCTGCACCAGAAGCATCTACTGAAGAACCACAACCATCGCTACTCGCTATCAAGCAGAAGCAACTTGACCTGCTACTGAAAAGGATCTAACACATGGCAAGCAAGGCACAAATCAAAGAGACTATTCTCAAGGTTGCAGGTGACCCTATTTCGGGTGTCATCTTTGACCTTGCAGAGGAGTGGGCAGAGGCCATCGTTGCTCTCGATGCTCCACAGACTGCGGCTATTGCTCCAGCCGCAACTAAGGAAACCCGTATAACCAAGCCAGAGGAAGTTCGCTAGACTCTGCCAAGCTTTAGGGTTTCGCCCCGTCACTCTTTTCCCCTTTCTAGTGGCGGGGTTTTCCTTTACCCTGATGTATTAGAATAGAAACAACGCTTGCGTGTTAGCACCAGCGTCACAGTTCTGAGTTAGCTCGGCTGAATAAACAATCATCTAATCTAAGGAGAATCATGTCCGAGACCTTTCTAAAGGCACAGACTGAGGCTCGTGCTCGTGCGTGGGAAGCTGCTAAGGCACTTCTTGACAACGCTGCTGCTGAGAAGCGTGACCTGACTGCTGAAGAGCAGGTTCAGTTTGACCGCATCAACGCAGACATTGACGAGCGTGCAGCCGTAATCGAAAACATCAAGTCCATCGAAGAGCGTGAGGCAAAGGCCGCCGAACTATCTCGTGGTCTTGAGATCGCATCCCCAAAGTCTGACTCTGACCTACTTCGTGCAATCGCTCGTGGTGAGGTTCGTGGTCACAACTTCGAGGCTCGCACCCTAACCCCATCTTCGAACCTAGTTCCAACTGGTTTCTTTGACCAGGTTTGGATGAAGGCTCGTGAGGTTGGCCCAATGCTTCGTGTTAGCAATGTTCTAAACACCACCTCTGGTGAGGACATTGTGTTCCCAACCCTAACCGCATACAGCTCCGCTGCTCTTGTGGCTGCTGGTGGCACTATCGCTGCAAGCGACCCAACCTTCAGCTCTGTAACCCTAGGCGCATACAAGTATTCATTCCTTGTTCCTGTTGCTGAGGAATTGCTAATTGACTCTGGTGTGAACCTAGAGGCTGAGTTGGCTAAGGCTGGTGGTAACTCCATCGGTTACGCAGTCAACACCGCTCTAACCACCGATGACGGTTCAAGCAAGCCAAACGGTGTAGCTAACGCTGCATCTTCGGCTGTTACTGGAACTGCTGCTGCTGGTGCACCTACTGGTGATGACATCATCAACCTTTACTACTCGCTAGACGGTGCTGTTCGTGCAGCTCGCAACTTCGCTTTCATGGCGAACGCAACCACCATCTCTAGCATCCGTAAGCTAAAGGACACCACTGGTCAGTATCTATTCCAGCCAGCTCTATCTGCTGGAACTCCTGACACCCTACTTGGCCGCCCATTGGTCGAGAACCCTGCAATGGCTTCTGGAACTTCTGCAAAGTCAATCCTTGCAGGAGACTGGGACGCCTATCGTGTAAGAGTTGCAGGTGGCCTCCAGGTCGCTCAGTCATCCGACTTCCAATTCAACCTTGGAGTGGTCAACTACCGCTTCCAGATTCGTGTTGACGGTGACTTGCTAGACACCTCTGCTATCAAGTATTACAAGGGCGCAACCGCTTAGTAATCACTTACGCAACAGAGAACCCTCGGCAGAAATGTCGGGGGTTTTCTGCTAAGGTGAAGAAAGAAGAAAGGCAAGAAATGGGCAACCCTAAAAAGCAAGAGCAAATCAACGGTGCTGTGAGCTGGTTCTCAAATGGCATCACACAGCCAACGGGCTACGGACAGCAGTCATGGGAAGTCGTGACCCGCATGAAGCGTCATGGCATAGATGTAGCCACTATCGCCAACTATGGGCGAGAGGGCGTGAACGGTTTTGTTGACACTCCGTTTGGCAAAGTGCCTGAATACGCAAGAGGCGTAGACCTTTACAGCAATGACTCTGCTCCTGTGTCTCACGCACATCACATCAGCAAAGACATCACCAAGCCTTCAATGTTTATGACTCTGTTTGACACTTGGGTTCTGACCAACCCTGAGTTCGACAAGATTCCTAAGATCGCAAGCTGGACTCCGCTCGACCATGTATCCATGCCACCTGCGGTCAAGAAGTGGCTAGACAAGCCGAATGTGCTACCAATCGCAATGGCCCCGTTTGGTGTCGAGCAGATGTCAGAAGTTGGCATCGAGTCCACCTACATTCCGCACGCTATTGACACTCACATCTTCAAGCCAACCGAGACTATCGAGGGACAGCTCACTCGCCGATTCCTAAATGTCAAAGACGATGACTTCCTGATTGTTGTGAACAGTGCCAACAAAGCAAATAAAAGCATCCACAGAAAAAGTTTTGCGGAGTTGTTTTACGGCTTCGCCTTATTCCGCAAGAAAGTTCCAAACGCTTATCTCTACATCCACACCGAGCCAACTGGTGTTTATGGTGGATTTCACCTACCACGCCTGGCTTCTGCCTGTGGTCTGCCAATGGATGCTGTGCTATTCCCTAACCCGATTGACTATCGCTTCGGCTTTGAGCGTGAGCACCTAGCCGCAATCTACACAGCCGCCGATGTAGTTGCTCAGCTGTCCTACGGTGGCGGTTACGAGCTACCAATCATGGAAGCGCAAGCCTGTGGCAAGCGAGTAATCTCAATCAACTGGACTGCACCGAAAGACCTAGTGGCTGAGGATGGCTACCTAGTCGGCGGTCAGTTGTTCTGGGATGAGGCTCAACTTGCTTGGTTCAAGATTCCGCACATCGGCTCAATCACTCAGGCACTTGAGAACGCCTACGAGGACACCAAGGCGAACGGATCTCACAGCGAGGTAAGCCGTAAGTTCGCCAAGCAGTTTGACGCTGAGACCGTATGGCTTGAGAAGTGGTTGCCATTCCTCAAGGAACACCTGAAGTGAAACTGATTGTCCCAGTCCTCAACCGCTATGACTTGCTTCAGCGGATGGTTGACTCGATTGACATTCCGCTTGAGTTGCTGGTGCTCGACAATGGAGATGCCATAGAAACCCTGAGAGTCCCAGCGTGGGTTGACGCTAGAGTCCTACACCTGCCAACCAATCAGGGCGTGGCAGGTAGCTGGAATCTTGGTATCAAGTTGCTACCATTTGAGCCTGTGTGGTTCTTCAGCTCGGCAGACACCGAGTATCAGCCAGGTGCATTGGCGAAGCTTGCAGAGGCAAAGACAGACGAGATAACCCTCAACGGCTCATTCCCTTATTGGCAGACCTTTGCAATTGGTGAGGAAGTAGTCAGACGCATCGGGCTATTCGATGAGAACATCTTTCCGATCTACTTTGAGGACAACGACTACATGAAGCGAGCAGCCGAGGCAGGGATTACGGTGACGCACATTGACGCACCTGTCCACCACGACAACAGCTCGACCATCAACAGCGATGCCAAACTGAGGCAGCAGAACTCTCGCACCTTCTCAGATAATGAGAGGTATTTCAACGCAAAGACCGAGGGCTTGTGGCATTGGTCACTAGATCGCAGAAGGGCAAACTATTGGCAAAAGTAGTAATCACAGGAGTCGCTGGATTCTTAGGCTCGCACCTAGCAGACCGATTCCTCAAGGAAGGTTGGGAAGTTGTCGGCGTAGATAACCTACTCGGTGGCTACTTGGACAATGTGCCAGACGATGTGATGTTTGCAGAGCTAGACCTTGTGCATGACCTCGACTTCTTAGAGGAAGTGACCGAGGGTGCAGACCTATTCATTCACGCTGCTTGCACCGCTTATGAGGGCTTGTCTGTATTCAGCCCGTCACTTGTGGTCAGCAATACCACTCAAGCGACCACCAACGCCCTTGTAGCGGCTGTGAACGCCAAGGTCAAGCGGTTTATCTATCTGTCCTCAATGGCTCGCTATGGGGCACAGCAGACCCCATTTCAGGAGTCCTACACCCCTAAACCTCAAGACCCTTATGGCATTGCAAAGGTAGCCTCTGAGGAGCTAGTCAAGAACATCTGCGACACTCACAATCTTGAGTGGGTAATCCTTGTGCCACACAACATCATTGGCCCTCGTCAGAAGTTTGATGACCCTTTCCGCAATGTTGCCTCGATTATGACCAACAGAATGTTGCAGGGCAAGCAACCAATCATCTACGGTGACGGCACACAGCAACGATGCTTCAGTTTTATTGGCGATGTAGTCGAGCCAACCTTTGTTGCTTGCACTCAGGATGTCGCTCTGAGCCATGTAATCAACATCGGTCCTGATGAGGAGACCATCACCATCAACGAACTTGCAGAGAAGCTTGCAGGGATAATCGGGTTCGACCTAGACCCTATTTACACCACAGGCAGACCACAGGAAGTCAAGCTCGCGACCTGCTCCTCAGACAAGGCTAGAGACCTACTCGGCTACGAAACCAAGACAAACCTCGACCAAGGGCTGACTGAACTAGTTGAGTGGATCAGCGAGAAGGGCACAAGAGAGTTTGACTACCACCTGCCGATTGAGATTGAGTCACCTAAAGTTCCTGCCACTTGGCGTGACCGCCTGATGTAAACTAGAGACATGGCAATCACTAACGGATACGCAACTCTGGCTCAGGTCAAGTCAGCACTTCGCATCACCGACAATGTTGATGACTCGCTGCTAGAGATGGCGATTGAGTCTGCCTCTCGTGTCATTGACGAATACACCAACCGCATCTTCTACAACGCTGGAACTGCTGTGCGCTACTACGCACCTAGCGATGACTTCAATGTTGACACCGATGACTTCATCAGCGTAAGCAGTTTGCAGACTATGAGCGGTAATGACCAGGTGTTCGACACAACTTGGACTTCTACTGACTACCAGCTAGAACCGCTGAACGGCTTTGCAGACGGCATCTCTCAGCCTTACAATCACATCCGAGCAGTTGGAAATTACACTTATCTGACCCTCGGCGGTGAGGCTACCATCAAGCTCACAGCAGTCTTTGGCTGGAACGCTGTCCCAATTCAGGTGACTCAGGCTTGTGTTATTCAGGCATCTCGTATTTACAAGCGACTTGATTCGCCTCTAGGCATCATCTCTGGTGAGCTTGGATCTATGCGTGTTGGTGCTCGCATTGACCCTGATGTCGCTCAACTTGTTGACTCGCTACGCAGAATCAGGTTTGCATAGTGGCAAGCATCGCTGAACTTAGAACTGAGATTGCTCAGAACCTAGCCACCATTACAGGTCTAAGAACCTCTGAGTTTATTCCCGACAACCCAAACCCACCGATTGCTGTCGTGCAGTTTGACCGAGCACAGTATCACCTCGACATGGGCAACGGAATGACGGAATACACCTTTGTTGTGCAGGTGATTGTTGGTCGAGCAGACGAGCGCACCGCACAAAGAAACCTCGATGCTTACTGCTCAAGCACAGGCAGCTCATCTGTCTTGCTTGCGGTAGAATCGAATAGGACACTAGACGGTAAGGCCTTTGACTGTGTAGTGACCGAAATGTCTAGCTACGGCCCTGTCCTAGTAAATGACACAACCTATCTCGGTGCTGAGTTCCAAATCCGAGTGCTTGCAAGCTAATAAGGAGAAATAAATGGCAAAGTTGGTTCTGACCAACGCAGTAGTCAAGATCAACTCTGTTGACTACTCGGCAAATGTAAACCAGGTGGAGATCGCAGTCACCGCCGATGAGATCGACACGACCAGCTTTTCGGCTACGGGCTGGCGCACAGTTACTGGAGGCCTAAAATCAGGCTCTGTAACTCTGTCGTTCCACAACGACTTCGCTGCTGGTGCGCTTGACTCGGCTCTATGGCCTCTGTTCAACACCCTAGCAACTGTTGTTGTTCTACCAAACGGAACTACCGCTGGAACTTCAAACCCTAGCTACACCTTCACCGCTCTAGTAAACAACCTCACTCCGATTTCGGGTAGTGTCGGGGATCTGGCAACCCAGAACCTGACCTGGCCTGTTAGCTCGGAAATTACGAGGGCAACCGCCTAGTAACCCAACGAAAGGGGACTATAAATGAAAATCAACCTAGAGATTGAATACAACTCTGGAAACAAGGTAGAGGTCATCTGCTCTGCTCCTGACATTGTGAAGTTCGAGGACAAGTTCAACATCGCAATCACTAAGGCTGCACAGGACATGAGACTAACTCACCTGCTATTCTTGGCTCACTCCGCATTGAGCAGGACAAAGCAGACTGATCTCGACTTTGACACTTGGACTCAGAGTGTTGACGGCGTTGGTGCTGTTGACACCCCAAAATCGAAGGGCTAGGTGACAGCTCCCAGCATTGGGAGATTGCTGCCCTAGCCGTAGAGACAGGGATTGCTCCAAGCCTCTTGTTACAAGAGTCTGAGCGCATGAGGTTCACAATGGCTCGCTACCTAATCTGGCGGGCACAACAAAGGTAACCACTCCGAAAGGGGTGGTTTTCCTTTTGGTAGACTTATTGGAGAGGTGACCAATGCTGAAGATGCTGTTGACAGGTGCAACGGGGCAACCCTTTTCTGTCAAAGACATTAGGGAACTGCAACGCAAACTAAGAGCGATTGAGCCATCTCTACGCACAGAGTTTTTGCGTGAGGTAAAGACCATCGGCAAGACTCCTGAAAAAGCCATCAAGTCAGCCATTCCAAATGAATCTCCTCTTAGCGGTCTATCAAAGCCAGGTGCAACCTTGCAATGGGGCAAAGCTAAAAAGGGTTCAGGTGGTGCTAAGTCGACCACTATCCGTTTTCGCACAAAAGCTGGCGGTAAATCCTTGACCACCACGCTTCTTGGCATCCGAGTCAACTCAGCCGCATCTTCTGTCGCTGACATGGCTGGTCGCTCAGGTCGGTTCGTTGGTGCAGGTTACAAAGGCTCAGGTCGCTCAAGACCTATTGTTCGCACTTACTCTGATGGATCGCAGTCAGTATCATTTACTAGGACAGCAAGCAAAAAGGCTGGACAAGCTTTCATCAACAACCTCAATCGAGGTCTATCTAATCGCCCATCTCGTATGGCGTGGAAGGCAGTTGAGAAAGACCTTCCGCAAATCTCAAAGTCAATTCAGTATGTGGTGGACAAGTGGGCCATCCGAGCAAGCAAAGGTTTCTAAATGTCAGTAAATGTAACGCTGAAATCCGTCTGGGATGATAGGGGAATCAAAGCCGCTGAGCGTGACTTCAAGAAACTTGGCAGTGGTGTCTCTAAAGCCCTTGGAGCTGTTGGTCTTTCCCTTGGTGCTGCTGCCCTAGCCTCAAGCCTCAAAGATGCAGCGAAAGCAGCAGTTGAAGAACAAAAGAGCGCAGCCCTACTTGCTCAGCAGTTGCAGAACACAGTCGGTGCTAATGATGCTCTAGTTGGTTCGGTTGAAGAATCCATTAGGGCAATGAGCCTAAATGCGGCTGTTGCTGATGATCAGCTTCGCCCTGCTTTTGCTCAGCTTGTTAGAGCTACACAAGATGTTGATACCGCAACCTCAATGCTTCAGTTGGCTCTCGATGTTTCTGCTGGCACAGGTAGGGATTTGGGAAGCGTAACCATTGCGCTTTCGAAGGCTTATCAGGGAAACACCACAGCACTTAGCCGACTAGGTATCAAGGCTCAAGATGGCGTTGACATCTTTGCTCAGTTGCAAGAACAGTTTGCAGGAGCAGCCGAGACCGCCGCTCGTAATGACCCATTCCAGAGATTGAGCGTTATCTTTGGTGAGGTCAATGAGCAAATTGGTCAGGTTCTAATTCCTTATCTGAACTCACTTGCAGACTACTTTTCCAAGGCAGACTTTACAACTGCTATCAGCAATCTATCTGTCGCACTTGGCGAGGCGGCTAACCAGGTCAATTACCTATTTCAAACCATCACAGGACAAGATGCCCTGACTTGGTTTATTGACCTGCTAGGTGCGGTCTCAGTCGGTGTTGCTCAGATTGCATTTACTATCGGTGACGCTGGTAACACCATCTCTAAGTTCCTTTCAGGTGACTTTGCTGGTGCGGGTAAAAACATCACAAGCTTCTTGGATAGATACAACAAGTTTGTTCAAGGCATCTATGACAAGCAGGATGAGGCTAAGGCAAAGCTAAAGCCAATTCAGTTCAACCCAATTACTTTTACCCCTATTACTTCGAATAGCGCAAACCCAACGGCAACTGCAAAATCGCAGTATGACTCAGTTCGCAAAGTTATCCTCGCTGCTCAGGCAAACATCCTCAAAGCTGAGCGAGACTACTCTCGCACCAAGTTTGAAATCAACCGAGACTATGAAGCTAGAGTCGCTGATCTACGCAAAGCCGCTGCTGATTCACAGCTAAACCTGATTCAAGAATCGCAAGCTCGCATCACAGACGCTTTTAGAACTGCGACTCAGCTAAGCCTAAGCAATCTATTTACTAGCCAAACAACTCGTGAGCTAGTCACTCAGGTCAAGAAGCTAACTCAGAACCTGACCGTCTCAGTTACAAAAGAAACTGAAAAGACTGCTTACTCATCCGTAACCGACATCATCAACGGATTGCGTGACAGACTAACTGCAAGCAAGACTCTGCTCGCCAACGCCTCAAAACTAGCAGGACTAGGTTTCAAGCAAACCTTTATCGAACAGGTCTTAGAGACGGGCACAGAGTCTGGCAATGCCCTTGCGGGAGCAATCCTTGAGGCATCACCTGAAACTCAGTCTGAACTAAAGACCTTATTTGCTGACCTAGAGAATGTATCCGAGACAGGCGCAGACTCACTAGCTAAAAGCATCTACGACAAGTTTGGTCTTGCAACCAAGGCGATGTCTGACGAAAAGGACAAGATCAACAAACTGCTTGGGATTGCCCTAAAGGAACAAGATGCAATCCTTCTTCAGAATCTTGCAGATGCGGCTCTTGCTTTCCAGACTCAAATTGCTGACATCAAAACACAGTTTGAACTTGACCTTCTTGGGTTTGGTGGTGCTTTTGCAGGGCTAGGAAACACCATTGACGCTGTAAGAGCCAAGCTGGAAAAGCTGTTGTTAGTTGGTGGCGGAGATGTCAAGTCATCTCTAATTGACCCTAAGTCTGGCTCTGCGGTTGCAGGTGCAACTGTTACCGAGGGTGTTGCAGTCAAGGACATCAAGAACGCAACAGGAATCATCATTGACGAGCTATCAGATGTCAAGGGAACTGCTGCCTATCTTCAGGCTCGTATCAACGCTGCCAACGCCTTCATCAAGCTTGCCTCATCTAACGCCGCTCAGGATGCCTCTGCTGCTGCTCAGGTTGCTGACTGGACTAAGCAGTTGGTGAACCTTCAGGGTGCTGCCGCTACGGGCAATGTCGCAGGAACAGTTGTCAACATAAATGTCAAGACCGACACCACTCAGTCAACGGCTATGGTTGGAAAGACCATCGGTAAGATTGTGACCAAGTATGTGACCACAGGTGGTCAAGTAATCGTGAGCGGTAACTAATGGGAGTTCCAGCACCAGTTGTTCAAATTGGTTTCGATTTAGTCGGAGCTAATGCCAACCTGCTGACCCTAGACAACCCTGTCAAGGGCAAACTAGACACCCCTGCTTATCCGCTCGGTGGACAGATCTTCTACGATGTCACCGACAAGGTAAAGAGCATCGCAACAAGGCGAGGCAAGAACCGCCAGCTCGATGAGTTCGATGGTGGTTTGGCGAATGTGGTCTTTGACAACAACGACAGAACCTTTGACCCTGAGTATGTGAACTCGCCTTACTATGGGCAGATTATTCCGAAGCGAGCAATCCGCATCTTCTCTGGTGGTCAGCCACGCTTTCAAGGTGTCATAGATGACTGGAATCTGAACTACGACCCAGGCGGCTTCAGCGAGGCTCAGGCGGCTGCCTCAGACGCTTTCACGCTGTTCAACACCCAGACACTACCTGCTGGGACTGCAACCGCTCAAAAGGCTGGTAGCCGAGTCAACGCAATTCTCGACCTGCCAGATGTCAACTGGTCATCACAGGACAGAACGATTGACACAGGACTCACAACCCTAGGTGCAGATGTATTTGTTGAGGACACAAATGTTCTTGAGTATCTGAGAACTGTTGCTCGCTCTGAACCAGGCAACCTGTTCATTGGTAAGAACGGTCATGTGGTATTTACAGACCGCAACTCCGCACCAACCGCAGGTGAGGTTGTGCTTGCAGATGATGGCACAGGCATCCCCTATCAGGGCATGAAGGTTGTCTACGGATCAGAGTTGCTTTACAACGAGATTGTCATTGGCTCTGACCTAGCAGGAACGGTTGTCGCACAGGACACAGCCTCAATCGCTGAGTATGGTGTGCTGAACCTGACGCAAACAGGGTTGCTGATGAGTGACCCAACCTATGTGCAAAACCTTGCTATCTACTACGCAAGCAAGTATTCACAGCCTGAGTATCGCTTTGAGTCTGTTGACATCGTGATTGACGAACTGACAGATGCACAGCAACAGGCAATCCTCGGACTTGAGATTGCAGACTTTGTGACGATCAAGTTCACGCCAAACGGAATCGCACCTGCCATCGAGAAGATTGCAGAGGTTATCCGCATTGACGATGACATCACGCCTGAGAGCCATGTGGTCTCGCTAGGCTTTGCAACACTTGACTACTTCCTCTTGGTGCTTGATGACCCAGAGTTTGGTAAACTAGACAGAGGCGCACTCGCCTTCTAAGGAGAAATGTAATGGCAGGACAAGGCTACAAGGTCTGGTCAGCTGGCGATGTATTAGCCGCAGCCGATGTAAACGGTTATCTTATGGAGCAGACCGTCATGGTCTATGCAAGCTCGGCAGCTCGTAGCTCAGCACTTGGCACAGCAGTATCAGAGGGAATGGTCACCTATCTGAAGGACACCAACGCCCTTGAGTATTACGATGCAAGCACCTGGCGAACTGTTGGTCTTGACACCACAGTTGCAGGATCAGTCATCGCTTTTGGTTCAACCGCTGTATCTGCTGCCTACACCGCAGTTGCAGGATTAGACAACGCCTCAATCATCGTGACAGGAACCGCAGCCGTAACCGTTACAGTCCCAGACATCCTCGGGGTCGGTGACTCGCTCAACATCATTCGTGACACTTCGGGAACCGTGACCATCGCAGCAGGAACAGGCGTAACTTCTTGGGCAGGTGCAGGAACGGCAGGAACCGCCGTCACCTTCAAGATTGACCAGCAATACAACGGTGCGCAGGTTATCAAGACCGCCGCCAACACTTACCGAGTAATTGGAAAGATCACCGTCTAATGCCTTTTGGTTTAGGTTTCTTTGCAACCGCAGGGGTATCGGCTGCGGCTGGTAGCTTTGACCTACTCGAAACGCAGACACTTACAGGCTCACAAGCAAGCGTGACTTTTAGTAATCTCAACACTTCCTACGGCTCTACTTATCAGCACTTGCAGATTAGGGCAACCACTAGAGGCACTAGAGCAGATACGGGCAGTCAGCTATTTATTAGGATAAATGGCGATACAGGGAACAACTACCGTGCCCACTACATGTGGGGAAACGGCTCTAGTGTGCAATCTGCCACCTTGTCGGAAAGTGGAATTTGGGGCGGTTGGACTGCGGGTGCGAATTTTACTGCAAATGGCTTTGGAGCTATGGTTTTGGATTTGCTCGACCCCTTTGAAGCAAATAAAAATCGAGTAGTCAGAATTTTTCAAGGAATAGCTGGCTATTCAGAGGTTTCTCTAATTTCTGGCATGAGAATAAATACAGAGGCAGTAAGCAGTTTGACTATCAGCGAAAGAACAGGAGCTAACCTAGCTCAATACTCTCGATTCTCGCTTTACGGTTGGAAGGCCGCATAATGCCAACGAACACCTATACAGCACTGGCGAACATCACGCTAAGCTCGGCAGCTTCCTCGGTGACTTTTGCTTCTATCCCTGCAACTCCCTATCGTGACCTAATTCTTGTATGCGATTGGGCAGGAAGTGCATCTGCTAACTATTTGGAGCTAAGGTTCAACACCGATAATACATCAAGCAATTATCCGATTGTGGCTGCCTATGGTTCAAGCGGTGGAAATGGAAGCTATACGGCTAACGGCATGTTGATCGGTGTCGCTAGGACTACTCGCAACCCGACTATTGCACAAATCTTTGACTACTCAGCTACGGACAAACACAAGAACATGCTTTCAAGATACGGTTTGCAGGACATGAGCGAGATTGCTATGCATGCAGGCAGATGGGCCAACACCGAAGCCATTAACACCGTAAAAGTTCAACTATCTAGCGGAACAATAAGTGCAGGTTCGACCTTTAGTCTTTTTGGAGTGCTATAAATGCAAGTTATCGAACATCAGGAATTAGCGTCTAGTCAGACTTCGATTGTATTCAATTCAATCCCACAAACTTTCACCGACCTTTTTGTCTTGTTTAGTTTGCGTAATGATCGAAGCACAGACGGAGCTTCAAGTTATGCTGGCATAACAATCAACGGAAACTACACCAATCTAAGTCAGAGGCTTTTACAAGGTAACGGCAGCGCAACTGCAAGTTTTAGCTACACAAGTGGAACTTATCCGCTATGGGTTTACATTCCAGGCTCAGGCTATACGGCAAGCACTTTTCAAAATGGTTCTATTTACATTCCTAATTACGCTGGTTCAACCGTTAAGTCAATTAGCGTAGATAGCGTAACTGAAAACAATGCAACGACAGCTTTTCAGACTATTCACAATGGACTCTATAACAGTTCAACTGCCATCACATCGCTTGGATTCATCTCGCTAAACTCAGATTTGGCAGCGGCTGGCAATCTGGTGCAGTTTTCATCAGCGACTCTCTACGGCATCACTAAAGGCAGCTCAAACGGCGTAACCGTTAGCTAACAGAAAGAAAACAAATGACTCAAGAAATCCCAACCAAGCTGGTTATCAACTGCGAAACTGGCGAGCGTGAGATTATCCCGCTAACCGCCGAGGAAATTGCCGAGCGTGAAGCAATGGCAGCACAAGCACTAGCAGACCAGGCGGCTCGTGAAGCCGAGGAAACCGCAAAGGCAGAGGCAAAGGCTTCTGGTATTGCGAAACTTATGGCACTTGGACTAACCGAAGCCGAAGCAACCGCTCTAGTAAACTAGTCATCATGCCTGAGCCAACTCGCCCTAACTCCTCAAATGCCCTACTTGTCCAAATCATTACGGACATTGCAGAGATCAAAGCAGTCGTAAGAAACTACGCTGACCTTGAGGCTCGTGTTCGAGAATTGGAGAAGGCTCGCTGGCAATCGGCTTGGATTACTGCTTTTGCATCTGCAAGCTTGACTGCTCTCGCTGTCGTGCTAGTCAATCAGGCGTTCCTATGAGATTTCCATTCGAGCCGAAGTTCATCACAGGTCGCTTCGGCACTCTAAGCGAGTATCGCAAAAAGAACGGGATGCAACCTCACAGCGGCGTTGACTGGGCGAGACCAGAAGGCACTCCAATTCCTGCAATCGCCAACGGCACTATCGTTCTGCAACAGTTCAGCCAGGTGCTAGGCAATGTCTCGGTGCTACGAGTCATGGACAAAGACGGAAAGTTGTATTACATCGGATTCTGCCATCTAAAGGCTGAAGGCCACGAGGTAGGTCAGAAGATCAAAGAGGGCGAGACCATCGGCTTCGTAGGCAACACTGGCTCAGCCAGCAGCGGTGCACACCTACACCTAACTGTAAGCAAGGAGCTCAAGGGTGTTTTTGGGCCAGTAAGTGTTAAGACCGATCCCATTGCTTTCATAAAAGCTAACAAGTAGCAGAACGCAACTTCCAAAGCCGCCATTCCATTATGAATTTGTCGTTCTTAGACAAGTTACATTTAGCGCAAGCACCAACTAGATTCCCTATGCGATGTTCTCCACCTCTACTAAGTGGAATCACATGGTCTAAATGTTCAGATGCACTACCACAGTAGGCACAAGGGCTTTTGTAAAGTCGGCTTATCTCGTTAGCGGAAATGACAAATGGCGTTTCCATTTGCGATCTTCTTTTGTATCTACTCGCTGCCCTTTTTTCAGGGTTGTTTGCAATCCAATTTGCTCGATTTACTTTGGCTAATTCTGGATTGACTTGGTAATTGCGCCTTGACTTTGCCTTAATTCGGTCTGAATACTTGAGGTAGTATCTGCGCTTTTTATCAGCAACTTTGTCTGGATTATTTTTGCGCCATCGCTCCTGCTTGGCTGCTACCTTGTCTGGGTTAGCGATAGCCCAATCTTTGTTTTTTTGATAGAGCGCATCACGGTTGTTGTCGTAATACTTTTTACGACTGGCTTTTAGGCCCTCAGGGTTCTTTTGTTTGTAGGTTTGAAAATAAGTAGCGGTCTTGTCCTTGTTTTGGTCACGCCACTCTTTTGCCTTAGCTCGAGCTTCTTCTGGATTTTCTAGGCGCTTTGCTTTAGCTGCAGAACTGCGACAAGCACGACAATTTGAGTGCAAGCCATCTTTTTTTGAGGAACACTTAGAAAATGAACTGCTTGGCAAACTTTGACGGCACTTAGTGCAGGTCTTATACTGTTCCATAGTCAAGCTCCTAACTTGGCTCGTGCCCCTGGTAGTTGCTGCTACGCAGGGGTTTCTTCTACTTGGTAGAATTGTAGCAACTAAGGAGAACCAATGCGTGAAACCATCAAGCAGATAATCGTCAGATCACTAGGTCTTGTCCTTGCAACCTTCTTCGGCGGAACTGCTATCGGTGCTGTGGCTGGTAACTGGTGGATGGGTTCACTTATCGGTGTCGGTAGCGCCTTTGCCGTAGTCCTAACAACCATCGGTGTTGCTGTGGCTTGGAAGGGCACTCTGGAGCTGTCTGACATTCAGAACGCTTATCGAGCAGCAGTAGCCAAGTCTGACTCTGAGGCTGTTGAGGATGCCCTAAAGGTTACTCAGGATGGCAACTTCGACTTTGACGATGTTGTCTATGACGGCGATGATGACCTTTACGATGACGAGCCTGACAAGGTAGCCTAACGCAAAGCTCCGAGCTTGAATCGCTTGACCCTAACTGAGTTCTGGTCAATAGCCTTGTCGAGAGTTGTCTTGCCCTTGCGGATCTCATCCCTCTGATGCGGTGTCAGTCCACCCCAAATGCCGTAAGCCTCATCTGCAACAATCGCATACTGAGCGCATAGCCTCTGCACAGGGCATTGACTACAAATCTTCTTTGCTTGGCGTAGCTCGTAGGATTCGCCGCCTACCTCTGGAAACCATAACTCCCCGTCAACCTCTTGGCAGACTGGTGTCCCATGCTCTTTGATACCTGCTGCTAAGGCTATAAATGCGTTTTGAACTTTCATAAAGCAAACGATAATGCTCGCTTATTGAAAGTGTCAAATCCGCTCTGAAGGCAGCGACCCACCCCAGATGCCATGCTTTTGATTGCTTTCTAATGCGTAATCAAAACATTGTGCCTGGATAGGGCAAGCTCGGCAACCTTTGATTGCCTTAGCGGTTGCGATGACTCTGATCGTAGGGCTCTCTATGTCCTCTGGAAACCAAAATTCAGGCTTCCACTCGCAAGGAACTTTGTTACCATTGCGTTGAATAGCGGCTAAGAGTGCGAGGTAATCGCTACTCAATACGCCAAAATGTCTGAGGGTCATCGTAAGGTAACCCTATCTAAGAAAGAGGACACATGAAGGTTCACGCACCACAGGATTTCAACGGAGCAAAGCTAGTCGGAGTATTCGAGTCAGGCACTAGCGAGTGGCACGAAGCCAGGGCATACAGTCTTGGCGGTTCAGAGATTGGCACGATTCTAGGGCTCAACCCTTGGGAGTCTGCCTATGCGCTCTGGGCAAAAAAGACAGGCAAGATTGAGAACCCACCGCTAACCAACTGGGCTGTGCGATTTGGACAAGCGTTTGAAGAGCCGATTCTCAAGCTCTGGGCAGAGGAGCACCCTGAGTATGAGGTGTTTACAACTGGCACTTATCAGGACTGCGACAACCCTTGGCTACACGCTAACCCTGACGCACTTGCTCGCCACAAGGAAACAGGTGAGTGGCTAGTGGTTGAGGTCAAAACCGCTCGCACTTCTTTTGAGTCCCTGCCACCTACCTACGAGGCACAGGTTCGCCACTACATGATGGTGATGAAGATTGAACGGGCTGTTGTTGTCGCTGTTGCAGGTATGACTTGGCAGGAGTTCTGGGTTGAGCGTGACGAGTTTACCGAGCAGGTGCAACTAGACCAGGCTAAGCGATTCATCTCGCACATCACCAATGACACTAAGCCAGACTATGACGGGGCTGAATCAACCTACGAGGTCATCCGCAAACTGCACCCTGAAATTGACGAGACTGAGATTGAGATTGACGGACTACACCAGCTAATCCTTGCTCAGCAAGAGTTTGAACAGGCAGAGGCAAAGTTCAATCAGATGAAGTCATGGGTGCTAGATCTCATGGGCAACGCAAAACACGCTTACATAGTTGCAGAGGGACAACAAATTAGACTAGCCTCAAGACAGGCTCGCAGAGATGGTATGCCTTACCTAGTAGTAAAGAAAGGGAAATAATGCAGGTGTTTCTAGGTGATCAAGTCACCCTGCTAAACGACAGACACGATGAGGAGAACCCAACCTTCATCACAGGTCAGGTCAAAGGCATCGTTCTAAACGAACTAAAGCAGGTCGAGCGAGTCTACCTACACAGCCTCTCAGAGTCGCTATGGATGTCTGATGGCTGGAGATTTGTTGATGATGGAGTTGAAGATGTGGACTGAAATTGCATTAGGCGTGGTGGCTGCATACGCCATCTGGGTTCACATTCAGCTGAGCAAAGTTCGCAAGAGCGTTTTGATGATGGTCAATCTGTTGGCTAACTTTGTCAAATTGACAGACGAGCAGAACAAAATAAACAAGTCACAGAAGCAGCTCAACGATGCGATTGCCACCAACCTAGAAATCCTAGGAGTGCACACCAAACTCATTGAGCCAGACATTGCCTATGAAGCATCGGCTTTCTTGGCATGGGTAAACAACAAACGAAAGAGGGAAACTGAATGAGATTCGACCTAAGCAAATACGCTACCGTTGCCGAGCGACTAGCACAGGCACACGCTGACCATCCTGACCTACGCATCGTCACCGAGATCACAAACATTGACGGTGAGATTGGCAAGACCCGTTGGGTGGTCAAGACCTCGCTTTACCTAAACGCTGGAGACCAGGCGAACGGCTTAGTCAAGGCAACAGGCTACGCCTTTGAGGTTGACGGGACTGGTGGTGCAAACGCCACCTCTGCGCTAGAGAACTGTGAGAGCAGCAGCCTCGGTAGGGCTTTGATGGTGGCAGGTTATTCCATGAACAAAGAGCCAAATTCCCTAGCTTCTCGTGAGGAGATGGAGAAGGTGCAACGAATAGAGTCACACGCTGTCGCTGACTACATGGCAAAGCTTGACGAGCTGACTACCAAGGCAGAACTCAAGGAACTCTACGCCGAGGCATTACGCAACCAAGCACCTAAGCAGGTTCTCGATGCTATCACAGCAAAGGGCAAGACTGCAAAGTGAACCCGTTAGAGATTCAGCAGCAACTTGCCGAACTCATAGCCGAAAATCAGCGAGGAGCGACTGCCTTATTCGAGGCAGAACGCTCTTTGGCTGAGGCTGAGTATGAACTAGACCTAATCGAGCAGAAGGCGTTTATACGGGCTGAGGGAACGGTTAGGGACAGAGAGGCACTTGCTCGGCTGGAAGCGGCTGAGAAGCGCTTACAGCGTGATTTGAGACGGGCTGAGTTCAATCGCATCAAGGTAAAAATCAAAGCCATCGAGACAGCGATGATGGCAATCGGCACTCAGGCAAAACTGATGCAGGTTGAGTCTAAGCTTTAGGGCATGAAGAACAGCGACCTAAAGAAACTCAGAGACAGAGATGGATGGTGCTGGCATTGTGGGACTGAACAAGGTCTCGTGCCACATCACCGAGCCAACAGGGGTGCTGGTGGATCTAAAGTCCTCGACACCTTGCAGAATGTCATTCTGGTCTGTGCAGAGTTCAACCAGGCGATGGAATCTGATGCGAATGTCGCAAACTGGGCTAGAGATTTAGGGCTAAAGCTAAGCAGATACGCCTCGCCGTCAGCAGCGGTATTTGACAACTACCTCAAAAAGTGGTTTTATCTTGATGAGAAGGGAAACAGGTTCGAGACAGAACCACCGACTTACCTCATCTGAAAGGGAAATTAGATGGACTTGGAGCAACTGGCAAAGACTATGCGAGAGCGAGCTTTGCTGATAGAAGGCGATGACAGCCTTAGCGAGACACTAGCCGTTGATGCAATCAAGGTTGCAAAGGCAAAAGAGCAGAAACGCAAGCAGGTTGAGAATTTTCGCAAGCTCTACTTCAACGCTGGTCGTTGGGTTGGTGGAGCAAGAGATCAGACTGCAAGAGAAGCGTTTGTGACAATGAAAGAAAGGGAGCAATGAAAAGGGTAATAGAGCACTATCGGGAGCAAGGCAGACAGGAAATGCTGATAAAGGTTATTGGCAAGCTTGAGGACTTGTATAACCAATACTATGCAGAGGGCGATGTGACAGCCTGTGACTTTACGGTTGACATGGTTGCATACTTGCAGGATGACTTTGAGGGGGGGAGTAAATGAATCTGTCAGCAGAGGTAATCGTTGGAGACAACCGAGAGACACTAAAAGCACTACCCGACCAGAGCGTGCAGACCGTAGTTACCTCACCGCCTTATTGGGGCTTGAGGGATTATGGAACAAAGTCATGGACTGGTGGAGATGAGTCATGTGAGCACATTCAAGACGATAGCAAGACTAAGAAGTTTGGTAACGATGAGTTCAACAAGAATCGGCCAAGTCGAGAAGCCACAAAGGTCAAGGGTTATTACTACGAGAATGTTTGCGGTCTGTGTGGAGCAACTGAAGAGGATTATCAGATTGGTCTTGAGCAAACTCCTGATGAGTTTATTGAGCAGCTTTGCTTGGTCTTTGATGAGGTGTGGAGAGTGCTAAAGGATGACGGCACAATCTGGGTAAACCTCGGAGACAGCTACTCAGCGATGAGGGACAGCAAGGCTAATCCTGACAGCCTGAGAACTGGTGAGGGCACAAAGGTCGGCTCGGCCGCTAACCGCAATCCTGAGAACTTGCGCAAGGCTGGACTAAAGCACAAAGACCTTGTTGGCATCCCTTGGCGATTTGCCTTTGCTATGCAAGCTAGGGGTTGGTATCTTCGCTCAGACATTATCTGGCACAAGCCAAACCCTATGCCTGAGAGCGTTCAGGATAGACCTACCAAGTCTCACGAATACATCTTCCTGATGACTAAGAATCCTCGCTACTACTACGACCACAAGGCAATCCTTGAGCCAGTCTCAGAAATAAGCCTCAAGCGTTCAGAGTATGGCTTTGACTCTGACAGACCATCAACCAAAAACAACAGCATGGGCGGTGGGGGAATCCATGTTGAGCAAATGGGCACTCGGTTTGTAAACCCAGAAGGTCGCAACAAGCGAACAGTTTGGACTGTGACAACCAAGGGCTACAAGGAAGCTCACTTTGCAACTTACCCACCAGAGCTAGTCACGCCTTGCATCCTTGCAGGTAGCAAAGAGGGTGACATTGTGCTCGACCCATTCAGCGGATCTGGCACAACAGGTGAGGTCGCTTTGCAAAAGGGTAGAAACTACATCGGGCTTGAACTCAACCCTGAATACGCTGCTCTATCCGAGAAGCGTCTGACCGAAGCTGTCGGAATGTTTGGCGATGTCATCATCCGATAGAATTAGAAGAGGCCGCAGAGCGATGAACCCTGCGACCTCAGAACCGATAACTGGACTATCGGCAGTCATTATTCTACTGCCGAAGATAGGTAGTAGCAATGACGCATGAACCTGCGGGTGTTTTTAGACCTCGCCTTTCTCACGATGGCAATTTCACCATCATTCCAAATGCTTGGATTCGCAATAGCGGTCTATCAGCTCAGGCAAATTATCTTCTGATTTACTTGGTTAGCCATGAGGTTGGCTACGAAATCAAGTTTGACCAGATAAGTCGAGAGACTGGACTTGGCGTAAAGGGCATTAGATCAGCAATAGCCGAGCTGAAAAAGGCTGGATGGCTTAGCACCGAGAGAACTCAAAAAAGCAATGGGCAGCTTGGGGCTTACCGATACATAATCCTTGAACCAACCACAGTTCCCCAAGGCACTATGGCTCAAAGCACTATGGCTGAAGCCACTATGGCTGAGGGAACTGACAATAAGAAGATAAATAATAAAGAAAACAAATTAGAAGAAAACAAAACTAAAGAGCTGTTTGAGGAGTTTTGGAAAGAGTATCCTCGAAAGCTTGACAAGGGTGCAGCACTCAAAGCCTTCAAGTCAGCACTCAAAGAAACTACATTTGACCAGATTCTCGCTGGAGCTATTGCCTACCGCAATGATCCTCTACGCAAACCTGAGTTCACTAAATACCCTGCGACTTGGCTAAATGCCTCAGCTTGGGAGAATGAGATTCAACCCTCACCAGACTCAGAAGCCACTCAGAGGGCACAGCAACGCCGAGAACGGGAGTTGCAACGCTCTAACGAGTATCTAGCCGAAATACGAGCACAAGAGGCACAGGCAGCCGCTCCGAAGGTCTGTGAGCATGGCAAGAACCTAGCCCTTTGCGTTCCCTGCTCCAAATCACTAGGCTAATCTCATGCCAGAACAAAAATGTCTGCGATGCGGAATAGGCTGGGAAGTGAACTCAGCTCGCAAAGCAAACGACTACTGCGAGAGTTGCAGAGTCAAAAGAGCAACAAAGGTCAACAGCTGCTTACCTTGGCATGGCAGGTTTGCAGCAGACCAAGTAACACCAATCCATGATGACGGTTCTGAGGTCATGCCAGGCAACAGGACTTGCGGTCACCTAGACTGCGTAAACAGAGAACACCTAGAAAGGGTATGAAATGGCAACCATCACTATTGAAAACGGCAAGGTCTCACGCATCATCGAAAACTATGGTTTCGAAGTAACTGAGATCCGCACCGTCAAGGGCGAGGAATACAAGTCCTACTACACCGTTTGGAACAAGGATGTAAAGGTAAGCATCGGTGACATCGTGACCGTAGAGGGTGACTACTCGGCAAAGGTTGACTCCTACACCGACAAGACCAACACCCCTCGCACTAAGATTTCAGTAAGCGTCAACAACGCTGAAGTGATGCTGGCTGACGCTCCGTTTTGATTGAGCTAGAGGTTTTCGGCAACCCTGCACCGCAGGGATCTAAGACTGTCTACAACGGCAGACTTGTCGAAAGCAACGCCAAGAAACTAAAGCCTTGGCGAGCGGCGATAGCAGAAGCCGCACACAAACTGATTAGCGAAGAACATTCCCTGTTGCTAGGCCCTGTGAGGGTAGAAATAGACTTCTACCTTCCCAGGCCACCTAGCGTGAAAGCGAGTAAACGGGCGTTGCCAATAGTGCCGCCCGATGTGTAGACAAGCTGGCCAGGGCCGTCTGTGACGGGTTGAATCAAGGGCACGACACAGGCAAAGTGGGAGATGGCGTTATTTATGCCGATGACTCACAGATTGTTGAGCTGGTAGCTCGTAAGTTCTATGACGATGACCGCCCTGCTGGAGCAAGTATCAGAATAACCGCTTTGTAACAGTTTGGTAACACTCGCAAAAATGTGCTTGCCATGTCACCCTAATCTGCAATAACCTATTGGTGTTCAGAAGAAAGGGAAATCAAATGGACTATGTAGTATTCGATTCATCAGGAGATAACTGGTTTCAGCCACAGGTCTTTGCAACTTTGCAAGAGGCGCAAGAATTTTACAACTCGCAGCAATACCGATTTGGTCGTGCAGCAGCCGTAATGCGCAAGCTAGTTGAGGTCGCATAATGACCACTCGCACCAAAGACGCAATCACCGTCACCGTTCTAATGCTGCTAGGTCTCGCCTTCATCGGAGACCTGCACCGCACCTTCCTAGCGTGGGCATGGCCCATCGTTACCGCTTACCTTGACTGGCTGGTGAAGTAATGCCAGGCGAACTCAAGGATCTAACGCTTGACGAGCTGTATGCAGTCCTCAAGCACACAACACAGCACCGAGAGCAAGCTGTTCTGCTTGCAGATTCTGAAGCCGAACACAATGCGGTTTGGCTTATTCAGCAGGTGCGAACAGAACTAAGGAGCAGACTATGAAAATCAACGAGCTAAAGAGCAAGCTCGACTTCTACACCGATGCCATTTACCAGAAGGGCTATGACCTCGGATTCGAGAGCATCCTTGAGGAGCTAGAGCAGATTAGCGACTCATGGCACAACAACGGATTCACCTCACCAGCAGAGATGCTGCGACTAGAGATAAGAAAACTAAGGAGCGAAAAGTGAAAATACTGAACTGGATTCAGCGACAGATTGCCGAGCTATTGTTCGCCAACATTCTCGATGAGGATTACTGGATGGGTATTCGTCATGGCAGGATTAGCGGTCTCAAGGCTGACATCCTGTTCCTAGAGAACCTAGCCAAAGGTGAGAACAAGACCAACAACAAGGGCTTGCAGATTGCCATTGCCAAGCTGAAGGAGATGGACAAGTGATGCGTATTACCGTTTGGGAGTTGCCCAACTGCGTTCAGTGCAATCAGACCAAAAAGGAATTTGACAAGCGCGGCATCGTTTACACCACTCGCAAGCTCACCCCAAAGGCTGTTGACAAGTTCCTGAACTACGGCTTTACCTCTGCACCGATTGTCGAGACCGATGACCGCCGCTGGGCAGGATTCCGACTGGACAAGATCAAGAGCCTTGACAATCACCTGAAGTTTGAGCGGATGCGTGGAGTCAATGTGCCGCTAGAGCCTATGGTGCAGGTAGCAGATGAGGTAGAGGAATGAAGAAGCCAACAGGCATAAGTCACAAAGAATGGGCTAAATACAAGTCTGAACTTGCACTTGCCCTCAATGTGATGAACAGGGCCCTCGATGTAATTGCAGACGCAAATTTCTTAGCTGGAGAAGAAGTCGAGCGTAACCGCATAATAAAGCTGCTAGAGCCATTAGCAAAGCATGATGAATCTTGTTATTACAAGAAGCAATTAGCTTGCTACCCAGAGGACTGCCAGGCTTCTAGCTACCAATACGCAATAGACCTAATCAAAGGAGAGCAGAAGTGAGCAGAGAGGAACACCTAACTGAGATGGTTCGCCTTGGACAAGAGATTCTTCAGGAAAACGAGGGTCACGAATGGGCTGGCTTTGACTCAGGCTGGACAGACTGCACTTGCGGCAAGACTGTTGCCGACCTAAAAGAACACATCGCAGGAATCGGGGGAGAGCAGAAGTGACTAACTATTCTCACTACATAAATCAAAACGCCATCATCACAATGACCGCTGCCGAGTTTATGTATGCCATAGATGCAGCTAAAGATTCCGTTGCTATTGACCCTGATAGTGCTGCTTACCAAGCGGGGCGAGAAGATGAGCAAGCTTACATTCTTGACATTCTGCAAGACCCGATACACCACAACATCGCCTCACCAGACATTCACACAAACTGTTACACCTGTGTCCTCGTAAGTGCAATCAAAGGAGAGCAAGAATGAGCAACTGGAATAGAGCTAACTACGCTCAAGCGATTGCCCTGCTGAAAGACGACAAGCTGGTCTGGTCACCTGACTTCGATGCAATCCGAGTGCTACTGGCCGATGTGTTCGATGAGCACCTAATTGACGGCAATTTCAGCTTTGGAACTCTAAACTATCTAGCAGAGAAACTGCTTGAGGATGAAAACGACCTGACGGTCTAAGGGGAATGATGCTAGAGGACTTGACTCCACCAACTGCTCCAAGAGGGTCGTGCAAAGTTGCAACTATCCTTGAAGGCTTGAGCCAGACAGACCAAGAGATTTTGACTGCTGCGATCTTTGACTCAAATAACTGGCCCATCAAGACGCTCTCAAAGGCACTTGCGGCTAAGGGCTTGCAGATAAGTGACACACCACTTACCTCGCACCGATTCAAGAGCTGTGCCTGTTTCCGCTGATGCTAGAGAACTTAGAGCCAGCTCCAAAGATTGACGCTGCACCGAACTTCCGACCAGGCATTGAGTTTGACGGCACAGAGGGAATAGCCACCACACCAGGTCTGAGCGATAAACCTGACTTTGATGCGTTCCTTATAGACGCTGGGTTTGACCCTGCCGAGATAGAGATTGTCGGTGTGCCAAAGACCTCAAGGTGGCAACGCTATGACGGAGACTGGCTAACCAGCTACCGCTTCAACTTCCGCAAGCGTAACCCTGACATCAACCTGCCAGCGTTACTAGCAGAGGCAAGAAAAGCCAAACCGATTACCCCTAAAGGTGGTCAGGATAAGGCACTCATCGTCTGTCCTGCTGATTTACAAGTCGGCAAGGTAGGCAGCAGAGGTAACTCAAAAGACCTCATCGCTAGAGTCATGGCATCCTTCGACAGCATCGAGCAGATGGCAAAGACAGGTAAGTATGAGCACATCTACATCCTCGACCTTGGAGACATCATTGAGAGCGTCAGCAACAAAGCCTCGCTGAACCAACTCGAATCAAACGATTTATCGCCAATGCAACAGGTTGATCTCAGCGCATCTTTGATGTTTGACTTGGTTAAGCGACTCGTCAAGTTCGCACCTGTGACCTACGGCTCAGTAGCCTCTAACCATTGCCAGAACCGCATGAACGGTCAGCAGGTAGGCAGACCTGGCTTGGATGACTGGGGCATCGTCATCACACAACAGCTCAGGCGGCTCACAACCGAACTCGGCTGGGATGTCACCTACCTCGTGCCACATCCTCACGATGAGGGCTTTGCCTTCCGCTATGGAGTCAACACAGTCGGTGTTGTGCATGGACATCAAGCCTCACGCCCTGAGAACATGGCAAGCTGGTGGGAGAAGCAAAGCTTCGGTTCACAATGGAGTGCCGCCTGTAATCTGCTTCTGCATGGGCATTGGCATCATGTGTCCGTCAAGGAACTCGGTCAACACGCCTCTGGGGGCTCTCGCTTCATCGTGATGGCCCCAAGCAGCGACAACGGATCTGACTGGTATCGCAACGCTGGTGGCGGCTCAGATGCCTCGACTGGTGTTATGACCATCGAACTTCACAATGACAAGCTATTCAACGGGACAATAAGGATTCACTAATGCCAGCCTACGAGTTCACCTGCCTAGTCTGCGACAAGACAATCACCATGACGCTCAAGCTCACCGACAGCCAGCAGATAACCTGCACAGACTGTGGCGAGATGATGAAGCGCAGCTATAACTTCGGAGCTGTTACCTTCAAGGGCTCAGGATTTTACAGGACAGACAAGTGAGCTGGACTTATGCCCTCACCGTAGAGGAAGAAGCAACAGCCACTCGCATCGGCTACCTACGCCAAGAGCCGTATCTCGGCAAGCCAGAGCGTAACCGCAACTTCTCAGAGGGCGATGTGTGGGAAGCATGGCAACACATGGTCACAGTCGGATCAGAGATAGCGGCAGCGAGGATGCTAGGGCTCTGGGACTTTGTGCCTCATGTCAACACCTTCAAGTCAAGGCAGGACATTCCAGGCTATGAGGTGCGCTATGCCTTCAGCACTCAGCGAGGACACAGCCTCAGATTCAACGCAGCAGTTGACGCAAAAGAAGAAATCTACATCTTGACCGCACATGGCCTAGAGAACAAGACCAGACGCTCAGCAGACACAGGATGGAAAGGCACACCATACTCAGCACTTGGTTGGGCTTACGGCTACGAGGTAGAGCAACCTCAGTATCTCTATCAAGGAAAGAGCTACTACATGAACTGGCGTGAGCTGAACCCAATGGAATCTCTGCCATGAGGCTACCTCGACCCTGCCTCACCTGCCAACGCCTGCACAGGGATAAAGGCGATTATTGTTCATCTTGTCGAGCAAAACATGAGAGGGCAAGGGAAGCCAACCCTGACCGCCGACTACGCAAGCGATTACTTTACGGCGGAGACTACCCTGCTCGTCGGGCAAGCATGGTAACAGAGACAATAGAAAACAATCTTCCTTGTCACATTTGTAAAAAGACTTTCACCTCGGCTGCTGAGATCACCGCAGACCACCTGATACCAGGTAACCCAAACTCACCACTCGCACCTGCCCACAAGTCCTGTAACAGCAGTAGGGGTAACAAGCCGCTCTGATTTACATTTCAGACACACCCCTGAGAGGGCACAGACGGCTCATACACGCTGTAAAGGCTTACAGTCAAGCAATCACCCATTCCGTTACCTAATCGTGACCTCACGCTACCCCCTGGCACTAGATGTGGGGGTGGGGTGTTTCTTCCAGCACTACATACAGGCAAGAC